GAGTCAAACTCGATGTACAGCAGCGCGGTGTTCGGATAGCGCAGCTTGGCGTCGATCACTTCCGTGTAACTCTGCAGCGTCATGGTGTCGCCGATTTTGGCGCTGTTGGCATCAGCGGTGATCTTGCGCAGGCGAATAGTCCAGGTGCTGCCCGCCTGAGGTAAATCAATGCGGTGGCTGCGTTCATAGCCTGATGTGGTTTTACCGGTTACGCTGGTATTGAGCACAGTCTGCCAGGTGCCACCATCAGTCTGCAGGTCAACGGCATAACTGACTGAGTTACCAACCAAATCACTGTCGTCCTCCTGTTTAAACAGTGAAGGCCACTTCAGACGAAGGCGAACGGCGGACAACTGAGTGTTGGTGAATGTGCGCGTCCAGGCGGTGGCGCTGGAAACTTCCGTACCCACGCTAATTTCGTTTTCGGTACCGGGTATGCCCTGAATGTATTTCTGCGCCTGGGTGCCGGGACGAAATTCCCACGACACACCGCTGAAGTTATGGCTACCGTCAGCATTTTCGAGCGGGGTACCATCCAGAAAAATAGTCCTGCCTGTCAGCCCACCAGCAAATTCCCCTTCACCCAGGGCGAGCAGGATTTTTGCTTTCGCTACTGATTGCAGATCGTCCGGCTGTTCGGTAGGTGTGCGCGAGCTTGATTCGCCGCCTTTGCGCCCTTTAATTAGTTTAATCGACATATTGCGCCCATAAAAAAACCGCCAGGCGGCGGTGACTGAGGGGGTATGAACTGTGAAAGGGTTACTGCTTATCTTCGACGTAAATGCCGGCGGAAATAATCGCGCCGCCGATACGGCGTTTTCCGTAGCCAACAGGAACGGGATAGCCCTGCGATGCTGTATTGGTTACGCCGCCAAATGCATATGAAGCCTGATTATCAGCGTCACGCTTACTGGAGAGCCCAGTTGGTTGAGGTGAAAGCATCTGGACCACTCCACCAAGCATCATAGCTGCACCAAGTTTCCAGGCTACGGGCCCCCACGCACCGCCGCCCCATGCCTGCCCAATGGTCGAACCTAATACACCTACCACTACCAATACAGCCCCGAGAATAGTTTGAAGCATCCCTGCTTTTTTACTGCCAATAACGACCGGAACAATACGGATAACTTCTTCAGTAACAGGAAAGCCGAGGTCATCTTCACCGATATTCTTTTTTCCACGAAAAACTGCATAAGTTAGCCCGCGTCGCTGACTTGATATCATATATTGCTCAAACCCCTTAATCGTAGCGGCCAGAGCTCGTGGGGCTTCATGGATAGTGCTAATTAAACGATAGTGTGATTTACCAAAGTGCCTGCCAAGAATCCCGTCCAGATCAATCCTTGTTTTTATTTCCTGCATAATATACCCCCATAAAAAAGCCCCATAAATGGGGCTTTTTGTTGCTTGGTCATTATAAAAGTGAATCATAATACTCAATAAACTGCGGCCTAATTTCAAGAGGAAGCCCTGCAATTAATCGATCTATTTTAAATTGGTACTTTTGCTTAAATTGTTCTTTTGAAAGTTCAACCGACGCGCCATGGCTTATAAGTTCAGACACCGCAAGCCTTTCACTTTTTATGTTCTTAACCAATTCCTCAACAGCAAACTTGTCAAGAGCGAATGTTCCTGCCTCACGTTTAAAATAAATGCCCGGAAGCCACTTATCATCTATATCCGACGGTTCTATATTTACATCACTTTCTAAATCACTACCACAATGCTTACATTTGATAGCTTCATACTTTATATATTCAGCGCAATAAGGGCATTTTTTTAAACTATTATCACGAAGATTCTGCGATTCAATTCTCTTGCTGTCAGCCTTGATTATCATCACATGGATTATGGCAACAATAAATAGCGCAGCACCATACACCCACCATCCAACAAAAGAACGACCTTTATTTTTAGCGATCGCAGCCGGAATCAAACCAAGCAATACTGACAGTATAATAAACTCCATTTCAACCCCTGATAATTATAAATAAAAATAATCATAACAGGGCGAAGCTAAACTACCAAGCATGTGGCTTATCAAACTTTGAATTGCATGAATTTACATTTATGCCTTAAAACCTTCATCGTCCTCTCTAACCAATAGCCCCCGTACGGCACCCTCTGACTGAGATGTCCGTAGAGATGATGCAGCAGCATGTTGCCTTCCAAAAGTACTCCGGCATGGTTCCACTTATTCGACTGCACCTGCATGATCACCACGTCACCTGGCTGCGGCGCGCCGGTAAATTCCCGGAAACCGCACTCGTACCAGTTATCCCGGTAAAAGTTATCCGGGTACCGGTCCTCCCACCACGGGTAATCGACGCGGTAATCCGCCAGCTCTATACCATATGTCTGGCGGTAATAGCTCATCACCAGGCCCCAGCAGTCGTAGACGCCGAGCACGAACGGACGTTCAAGCAGCGGGATTTCGCCGCGCGGCATGATCGTGCGTAAATCCCCTTCCGGCCAACTGACGATATGCCAGGGTAAAGCAGTAAGGTCACACTGTGCCTTGTCCAGTTCGCTCGGCTGCGTGGTCGCGTCAGGATGGCTGTGTACGATGCCGGTGACTGTTCCCCAGTCTTCAGCGGCGGCGTAGTCTTCAGGCGAAAGGTGGAAGTGCTCCGTGGGTTCAGCGGCGAGATTACGACAGGGGAAATATTTCTCCACCCTGCTTTTCTGCGCCACCACCCCGCAGCATTCACGCGGATATTCCGCCCTGGCGTGGGCCATGATGGCCGCGATGGTCTTTTTGCGCATATCAGCTCCGAATGAGGGATGTACCAGGAAAACCGCCGAACGACAGTTCTTTACCTTTACCAAAGCGCAACTCGCAGGCAGTCAGCGTTCCTGGGCACTCATCTCGGGACGGGTCGTCTACCGGCTTATTGTTTTTATCGAAATAGCGCGTTCCGGCGTAATCACAGCCATCGCCGGTGCGGTATTTGTTGCGTATGCACCAGGTACAAAGGGAATGAAGCTGCCGCGTCGGGATCATCAGTCCCTGCAAATCCATGGGACTGGATAGCGCAAACTCCACCACCTGATTAGTTTCTGAAGTTTTCGCATCGATATACCAGACCTGCAGCTTTTCCTGCGTCGCGTCTGCCGTCGGGTTTCCGCCCGCAAAATTTCGGACGTCCAGGTACTGCACCAGCGTGTCGTGGATCGTCACTTTAGCCTGCAACATATCGTCATAAGCCAGGCACAGCGCAGTGATCGAGCCGTCGAGGTTGGCGACTGATAGTTTTGGTTGCGCGCTTTCACCGCCAGTGGATTTCTCCAGCCCTTCAATCTGGCAGGGCCAGGCTTTATATTCCTCACCCTGCCACCAGATACTTTTTGCCGGCAGTTTTAATTCATCACCGCCAGCGGCAAGTATTTCAGCTTCGGTATGGGGAATGCTGTGGCTGTGGAAGCGCAGCACCTCTCCGGTGCCGAACGCCGTGCCGTCGACAGAGAAAAGCCGGACGATATCGCCCGGCTCGAGTTTCTGATAATCGCTGTTGATCATGGTGCGAATGCCTGTTCAAAAGTGGCCGTAATCGTCATCACCGTTTTGCTTTTGATAACTTTTTGAAGGCTGTCAGCCTCAACCCGCCACAGAGCGAGATCACCGAAAGGTGGCTTGAACGAGAAGGATTTTGTTTTGTGGCGGCGGAGAAAGGCATAAACCTGCTGTCCTTTCTCCGGACGCCCGGTAAAAGAATATTCGTACGTCAGGGTCTCACTGTTCAGCCCTGATCCACTGACCTGTGTATAGCCATCGCCGAACTGAACTTTACGGATCGTATCCGTGCTTTTGGTTGTGGGTTGGCTGGCCGACTGAATCGACCAGGGAAAGGATTCAATAGCCATGTTTTATCTGCCTCGGGTTGCGTTCCAGATAAGGCCGCCAGGGCGCACTGCTTTTGCAATGCCATCATTAACAGCCTGTGTAATCACCTGCTGATAAGCGCGACCAAGCTGATCGCCAGCAGGCTGCTTCGTTTCATTCTGCGGGGAGGTGACGGAAACAGGCGCGTAGACGCTGACGCCCACAGGTGCGGTGATCGGCGCTGATCCACCGCCAACCAGACCGCCGGACGCATAACCCCGCATCAGGTTATAGAGATTGCCCACCCCAAGGCGGCTTGTTGCCTCTTTCGTGAAGACAAATTCCCCTTTGTGAACCACGCCTGCCGGTTCATACTTCCCACCGGAACCTGTATAGCCACCAGATGCATAACCAAGGAACTTGGTAGCCGAATTAACCATGCCGACCATTGCCTGCTTTATGAGGATCTCGGCCAGCATTGAGAGGATTGACTTCGTAAAGTCAGACCAGTTAGCTTTCCCGTTTACCAGCATTTGGGCCATGTTCTGACTGATACCATCGAATGCAGTTGATGCCAGTGACTCCATCTGCCCGTACGCATCTGATGCTGAATCGACATAGTTAGCCCAGGCCGTTCGCGCGCCAGCCTGCCAGTTGCCGCGCAGATCATCCTGCGCCGCATAGAATTTCTTGAGCGCTTCCAGTTGCTTTTGATAGCCCTCATCCGATTCATTGCCACCGGCATTTTTCCAGCCCTGCAACAACTGCGCTTCATCCAGCCTGCGCTGCTGCTGGCGGCTGCTCAGACCGACACTGTCTGTCAACGCCCTGGTCTTTTCCCCCATTTGCGTGACATATTTTTGCGATCTGTCCTGCAGATTATTCAGGCGCTCCTGAATTACTTTCTCATCACCGAGGCGCGCATTAATTTCTGCCTGAGCAATCACTTTATCTTTATTACTGAGCAGTGACTTTTCATCAGCGGTCAGCGCGCGAGTTTTCGCAGCGTTTTCCAGCACAGCGAAACGGGCCTGCTCTTTCCAGAGATCCTTCCGCTCCTGGCTGATGGTGTCATTTATATCCCGGTGCTGGCGTAATACCTCCAGCTGAGCCTGCAGCTCAAGTGTTTGTGCGCTGATGGAATCAGAGGCTTTAACGCCGCCTGGCGTGGTGGTTTTGGCGGGCTTTTTTAGCGAATCCTCGTATTCCTTTTTCGCTGCGGCCATCAGGGTGTTGTAGCTCCCCTGAAGGATGCGCCCTTCCTGCATTGCCTTGTTCAGCTCTTTCTGCTTACTGGTATATTTTTCCAGAGCAGTCTGCGACTTTTCATACGCGGATTGCGCCTGCGTGGCATACCGAAGCCGATCGCGCTCAATAGTCGCCTGCGACTGCGCACTCTCCTCAGAAACAGTCTGCAGATCGGCCTGCAGTTGTGCCGCCTGCAAAATGACCCTGGTGCGGTCCAATACCTTCTGATACTGGTTTCGCATCGCATCGGACACGCCCGGGCCCGTCGCGTTTTTATCAAAGTTGGCCTGGGCAATATCAAACTGCTGTTGAGCCTTTTTCAGCAGCTCAGCACCGGTATCAGGGCGACCGATATCCAGTATTTTGTCCCACATCGATTTGAACGCGTCGCCGACGGTATTCGCCGCGCGCTCCAGGGTGCCCATATTGCCTTCAATCGCACTGGTCTGCTTTTCAAACCCCTGGGTCGCCGCGTCGTTTGCCGCTTTCAGCGCGCCCGCGGCATCACCAGAGCGCTGCAGTTGCGCTACATGCTCAATCTGTTCAGCCGTGACGTTGTGAAACTGCTGCGCCATGGCAATCAGACCGGAGGTGGGATCGCTGGTCAGCTTTCCGAACGCTTTGGCGACATCCTCAACTTTAAGCCCGCTTTTGTCCGCAAATTCGGTAATGCTCACTGAAAGACGTTCGAAATTAGCGCCTGCAGCAACACCGGCATCAACCAGCGCAGTTAGCGTACCGGCAGCAGCAGAAAATGTGATCCCGGCACTGGCGGCGGCCTTACTCACCGTCAGCATTTTTTGCGCTGTCAGCCCTGCAGTATTGCCTGAGAGAACCACCGTTTTGTTGAAATCGGACAGTTGCGAATTGCTGCGGTACCACGAGTACATCATCAACCCGGCAGTCACCGCTACAGCGGCCAGCGCCACGTTGAACGGCGTGATAAATCCTCGCGCCCTGCCGAGATTTTCCGCGGCGTCAGAAGCGTTATTGAAACTTTCAGCGAGTTCTCCTGCACTTTCACTCGCCTCGTCAGTGGTTTTCTGCACATCGCCACTAAAACCAAAGAGTGCATCGCGAAGCGCCTGGAACATCGGCCCAAAGCCGCCGAAACTATCCTTTACCTGTCCGCCCTGCTGGAGCAGGATCAGGAACGGAGACTGACCACCGGCCAGCTGCGTGGCGATATCGGTGAACTGCGCAGGTAACATTCGCACGGCGTTACTGTACGCACCCACTGACATACCCGCGCGCCGGGCCGCGGCTTCCTGACGGTTAAACGCCCGGTCGACCTGATCGGCAGTAGCGGTGGCCGCCTTGCCCAGTTCACTGAGCTTCTTTCCGCTGTAAACCAGCTGCTCGTTAAATTTTGGGGAATTCAGATCGAGATTAACGATCAGGTCACCCACCGACTGGGCCATAGCGCACGCCTCCTAGACTTTCAGCAACGGACATCATGGTGTCGCCATCCTGTTCGGTGACCAGTTCAGGAGGATTTAGAAGACTGAAGCTGCCGGGGGTCAGATCAGTATCCTTACACATGATGGAAATAATGAGATGGCTCAGGCGGGAAAAATGAGCATCCTGCAGATCGTTTTCGAAATACTGTTCGTGGTAAAAACGCCCCCACTCAGCCAGTTCTGAAGATGACATGCCGGCAAGCATCTGGCGCCAGTCCGGGCGTCGAAATTCCCTCGCCAGCTTCATAACAAAATTCAGCTCGCCGGCAAGGACTTTTCCGGCGTGAGCGCTACGGTTTCGACAGGATTATCAGGTTGCTCCTCATCTTCCGGCAGCATGTCAGAAAGTGACTTTACGATCCGTACAGCAGCACCAATCAGGGTGATTGGCCAGCCTGACAATACATCCTGATAAAGCTGCTCAATATCGCTGTTGGCAGGATCGGCATGCCAGAGCGACATGGCAACAAGGCGGGCACCCTGGCGAATATCCTGCTCCACCAGCAGCGGGTAAAGCGTCTCTTCATCGGCGTCTGCCGGCAGGGCTTTTGCAGCGCTGGCAATGAACTGCAGATGCTCAATACGCTGTAGCGCAGAAAGTTCATAGAGGGTGATTGTTTGATCGCCGTATTCAAGCTGGTCGGACTTCAGGAATTTGGACATTTTTTCTCCGTAAGGGGGCGTTAGCCCCCTGATTTCAGGATACGGTAACGTTACAGATCGCGACGAACAGACCATCATTGGTCATCACAACGATTTGCGCTGTCCCTGCAGCTACACCTTTAACAGTGAGCACATTGCCAGCCACAGTCACAGTCGCTTTTGCGGAATCGGAAGACGACGCGCGGAAGGTTTTATCCGTCGCGCCCGTCGGGTTTACCGTCACGTTCAGGGAATCAGAACTGTTTGCTGCAACTGTCAGCGTGGTTTTACTCAGCGTGACACCGGTTACTGCAGTGACAGGTGTCCGGCTTTCTTCCGCCAGGCTTGGCTTGCCGTTGTTGCTGATCTTCACACTTCGGGTGATCACTTCTTTTGCCGGAATAGTTTTGCCCAGGCTGCTGATCCAGCCTTTGAATACGTCAACAGTGCCGTTGGGGAACTTAATTTTGTAGGCGCGCACATCACCGGCATAGAACCAGTCAACCAGCCCCTGCTGGCCGGATTCGCCCGGTTTCCAGGCCAGTACAAAACTGGTTTCGCCCGCGGATTTTTCGCCCTGCGCCGTATTCGCCCAGTCCGCATTGGGATCATCAAGGTAGGTATCGTCATAGGACTCCGCCGTCAGTTCTCCCGGCGTCAGTTCTTTAACCTTCGCCGTACGGGTCCAGTCCGTGTCAGAAAGAGGGTTCGCATAGGGATCGCCGGTACCGGTATACACCCAGAATGTGGTACCCGCGCCTTTAACCGGCTCAAGTGGGTTTGGTGTTGGCATAATTTCCTCACATCACATAAGAGATTGAATATTTCAGGTCCGCCGATCCCCAGGTCGCCATTTCGTCATCGCGCTGGTAGTCGTAGCCCTGGGCAGACATGGTTTCGAGGACGCCGGAAAGCGCCGGAATGCTGACCATTACCGGATAGATGTTGTTTTCCATCCATCCATCCAGCGCCGAATCGGTGTCATCCCCTTTAAGAAAAACTTCGATATGCAGCGTTGCGCGCCACATATCTTCGTCAACGGACTCGTCGGTAGACTCGGCATCCGTGAGATATACAGCGACCGCCGGAAGATCCTGCGGGTCCAGAGCAGCCGGACGACCATCAAACCAGGTTGCCGCCGGCGCGGTACTGGCTTTAAGTGCGTCAAGTACAGCCTTGCGAATTAGCGGGTGTTTCATTTCGTGACTATCAGCCTCAGTTGGTTACGAAGCGCCGCGACCATTTCTTTCTGCAAATCGGTTTCAGTCAGCCGCCGGCTTTCTTCTTTAAACGCAGTGGTCAACGGTGTCGCCAGCGGTATGCTCACTACCTCAACCGGATATCGCGCCCGGGTGGTGCGACGAAGCACATGCCAGCGACCGTTTTTCAGTTGCTGAATAAAGCCACCGGGAAAGGAGAATTTACCGATACGCAGCACGCTGCCGGCACCAGACACGTCACGTCTGCGGCGCGAAAGCCTGACACTGGCAACACCCAGTTTGATGGCGGGAAGATTGCCGCGGTTAACACGGATAGTCGCCAGCGGCTTGTGGGTAGGGGGCTTCTTCTACCGGGCACCCCGGTTTAACAAATTTTTTT